TATATTATCTTCACCAGATGAAGAACCTGATTTTATCAAACCTTATTTTGGTTTAAGGTTATTCCCAGTATGGCATATTGGTACTGATTATCTACATGAAATTGGTAAAAGTTGGTATGATTATTTAGTATCTAAAGGTGTAGAATTTATATGGGAAACTAGAGTTACAGATGTTGACTTTGAAGATCAAATAGTATATTATGAAGGTGGAATTTTAGAAGGTTTAATATATGATAAACTTATATTTGGTGTAGGTAAATCAGGTATCGATTTTACATCAGAAATAATGGAAAAATATGATTTACCAACTGAAGAAAAACCAGCCCAAATTGGGGTTAGATTTGAAGCACCACAAAAACATTTTCAAAAACTAATTGATATTGCTTATGATTTTAAATTATATAGAAAATATGAAGATAAAGGTGTATCATTAAGATCATTTTGTACTAATAATAATGCAGCTTATGTAGCAGTTGAAGAAACCTATGGAAACCACAGTTATAATGGACATGCTAAGAAAGATGAAGCATTTAGAAATGATATGACTAATTTTGGTATACTAATGGAAGTACAAGGTATTAAAGAACCATTTAAATGGGCTAGAAAAGTAGTTCAAAATTTACAATCTAAAGGTACGGGTTTATTTTATAGTCCAACAAGAGAACAATCAACAACATCAGAAGGTGTAGAAGTATCAGCTACTAAGGTAGATAGATTACATGAAATTTCTAAAGCAATGCAACCATACTTTCCATATGTATATGATTTTATTAATGATATGAAATTAGTATTTCCTACATTGAAAGATGATTGGGGAATCTATGTACCTGAGGTAAAATATCTGGCTCCTGAACCGTTGGTTAATTACTCCAACCTTTCATTAACTAAATACCCGAATGTTCACTTTGTAGGAGATGCACTTTCTGCAAGAGGTATTTCGGTATCAGGAGCTCATGGTACATTTGTTGCTGAAGATATTTTGGAAAATTAAAATAAATTACGTATATTGTAGTATGAGAAAAAAGGAAAACGAATGGCCTAAGAGCCTAAAATTGAAAAAAGCAGATGGAACCATTGCATATATTTGGGATAATAAATTACATAATTGGGAAGGACCAGCTTTAATACCTGAAGGCAATGAAAGGAAAGCAGAATATCATTTATATGGTATTCAGTATACTAAAGAAGATCATAAGGAAGCAATTAGACAACAAACAGGTTTACCCTGGTATAAAAAACCAGCACCAAAAGGACAAAACCATAGAAATTAAAATATGAAAATAGGATTATGTGGTACAATGAGTGTAGGAAAAACTACATTAGTTAATGCTTTAAAAGAAACGGAACAATTTAATAATTATAATTTTGCTACTGAGCGTAGTAAATATTTAAGTGATTTAGGTATTCCATTAAATACAGATTCAACGTTAAAAGGTCAAACAGTATTTTTAGCTGAACGTTGTGCTGAACTAATGCATGATAATATTATTACTGATAGAACAATAATTGATGTTATGTCATTTACAATGAATGCAAAATCAATTGGTCAATATGATAAAGAAATTTTTGAAAATTATGCAAAAGAATTTATTAGAGAGTATGATTATATTTTTTACATTTCTTCTGATGGTCTTTCTATAGAAGATAACGGAGTAAGAGAAACAGATGAATATTATAGGGACGTTATTGATTTTACTATTACAAGTTTTATTAGAAAATATGCGCATATGATGAAAAATGTAGAAACTATAAAAGGTAGTACAGAGGAACGAATTGAACAAATATTAAAGTTTACTAATTCTTAACATATTTATAATAAAAAATATACTGTAATGAAAAAATCCGAATTAAAATCATATATTAAAGAAAATGTTAGAGCAACTCTTAGTGAATCTGTAGATGATGAATCAGCAGAATATTATTTTGATTATCTAAATAAATTAAGAGATTCAGGTGTAACAAATATGTTTGGCGCTGGTTCATATTTACAAGCTCAATTTGGTTTAGATAAACAAACAGCAAGAACTATATTATCCAAATGGATGAAATCATTTTCAGAAAATGTAAATGAAGCATCTCCTGAAGATGTTAAATCTCAGCAGGATCTTAATAAAGAATTAGAAAAAACTGTTCAATTAAAAAAAGATGCAGGTATTGAAGAAGATGTTGATGAAGATGATGATGATGCTAAAGCAATTAAGCAAGCTAAAGGTGCTAGAGGTAAACATAAAAAATTAGATTTAGCAGTTAAGGCCTTAAAAAATATTACTACTGAAATGAAATCATTAGCTAGAAAATATAGTAAAGCAGATGAATCTGAAAAAGAAAAGATTAAAGATATTTTAAGAGTTAAAACACCACAAAAGAAAGAATTAGAATCACTAGTTGCAAAATTAGAAAAAGATGTTGTTTAAAGAAAGATTATTTACTTATAGTATAGTTTTTATTTTATCCTTTGTTATTGTTTTTTTTGTGTTTTTAGGGGATGAAGAATATGTAGTAGATTATAATTTAAAAATTGATGCTTTAGAAGCAAAGGTTGATTCATTACATAATGTAAATGACCATTTAGTGCATAAAATTGATACACTAAATCAGGAAATAAATAAATTAGATCAAGAAATTGATAAACAAGATAAAAAGATTGTCACTTTAAAATATAAAGTAAATGAAAAAGTTAATTCCGTTGATTATTTTAATGACGATGAGCTTGAAAGGTTTTTCACAAATCGATATAAACAAATCGATTCAATTAAAAAAACCGATAGCGAAACTCGTAATTAAAGATTTAATAACTGGTGACGGTGCAAAACAAGAGTTAAGTTTATTAAGTAATAAATTAAACTTATTAGAAACAAAATTAGTTTTTAAAGATAGTGTTATACTAAATTTGAATAAAAGTGTTATGAATTTTAAAAATATTTCATTATCAAAATCAGACCAATTAGCTATATCACAGGAGCTGTCTTTAAAACTACAAACTGATTTAAAAAAACAAAAAGCAAAAACAAAATTATTCCAATTAGGTTCAGGTGCTTTAGTAGTTGGAGGATTAGTTTTGTTATTAGCTAAATAATATGGGTCAAGAATTAAAAAAAGTAATACGTCAAGAGTATTTGAAATGCGCTAAAGATCCCGTGCATTTTATGCGTAAGTACTGTTATATACAGCACCCACAAAGGGGGCGCATACAGTTCAATTTGTTCCCATTTCAGGAAAAAGTACTCAAGTTATTACGGGATAATCCATATTCAATTATTCTTAAATCTAGACAGTTAGGTATATCTACATTATCAGCTGGATTATCTTTATGGATAATGACATTTCACAAAGATAAAAATGTACTTTGTATTGCAACAAAACAAGAAACAGCTAAAAATATGGTTACAAAGGTTAAGTTTATGTATGAAAACTTACCTTCATGGCTTAGAATAGATGCTGCTGAAAACAATAAGTTAAATTTAAGATTAAAAAATGGATCACAAATTAAAGCAACCTCTGCTTCAAGTGATGCTGGTAGATCAGAAGCAGTATCTTTATTGTTAATTGATGAGGCCGCTTTTATTGATAATATTGGTGAAATTTGGGCATCAGCACAACAAACATTAGCTACAGGTGGTGGTTGTATTGCTTTAAGTACTCCTTATGGTACAGGTAATTGGTTTCATCAAACATGGACTAGAGCAGAAGCAGGTGAAAATGATTTTGTTCCAATTAAATTACCTTGGTTTGTCCACCCAGAAAGAGATGAAGTATGGAGAAAAAGACAGGATGAATTATTAGGTGATCCTAGAATGGCGGCACAAGAGTGTGATTGTGATTTTAGCACTTCGGGTGATATTGTATTTTATCCTGAATTGATAGATTTTTATGAAAAAACATATATAAAAGAACCATTAGAAAGAAGAGGTGCTGATCAAAATTTATGGGTATGGGAACCAGCAGATTATACTAGAAATTATGTTATAGTAGCTGATGTATCTAGAGGTGATGGTAAAGATTACTCTGCATTTCATATAATAGACACAGAAAATAATGTTCAAGTAGCTGAATATAAAGGACAAATTGGTACTAAAGAATATGGAAATTTATTAGTAGGAATAGCTACAGAATATAATGAAGCAATGTTAGTAATAGAAAATGCTAATATTGGTTGGGCTACTATACAACAAGTAATTGATAGACAATATCAAAACCTTTATTATTCACAAAAGAGTGACCAAGCAAATGTAAATTCGTATTTTGATAAATACCAAGATCATTCTAAAATGGTTCCTGGGTTTACTATGTCAACAAGAACTAGACCAATGGTGATAGGTAAATTTCAAGAATACATAAGTGATAAAGGAGTAACAATACAATCTAAAAGATTGATAGAAGAAATGAAGACATTTATATGGCGTAATGGAAGACCAGAAGCTCAATCAGGATATAATGATGATTTAGTAATGGCTTTTAGTATAGGAATGTACATTAGAGATACGGCATTAAAATTTAGACAAAGAGGAATAGACATAACAAAACAAGCTTTAAACAATATGCAAGTTAATAGAACTCCTTACCAAGGTAGTTACGGAAATAACAATAATGTTAAAAATCCGTATAGTGTTGATACACCAGGTGGTAAAGAAGACGTTAATTGGCTATTTTAGCAATATTTATAACAATAATTATATACAAACATGGCAAATACAAGTGTATTCGATAGATTAAGAAGATTATTTTCAACTGATGTTGTAATAAGAAATGTAGGAGGTAATCAAGTTAAAACTATAGATTCAGGACATATTCAATCAAGTGGAGAATATGAAACTAATGCTTTAGTAGATAGATTTAATAGAGTTTACTCAACAGCACCAACATCATTATATGGTGCCCAATTTAATTTAAATTACCAATATTTAAGAACTCATTTATATTCTGAATATGATGTAATGGATCAAGATGCTATTATAGCATCAGCTCTAGACATTATAGCAGATGAATCTACACTTAAAAATGATATGGGTGAAGTACTTCAAATTAGAAGTTCTAGTGAAGATGTTCAAAAGATATTATATAACTTATTTTATGATGTATTAAATATAGAATTTAATCTTTGGATGTGGGTTAGACAAATGTGTAAATATGGTGATTTTTTCTTAAAGTTAGAAATTGCTGAAAAGTTTGGTGTATATAATGTTATACCTTATACAGCATATCATATTGAAAGAGTTGAAGGACAAAACCCTGAAAACCCAGCAGAAGTAAAATATAGATGGAACCCAGATGGATTTGCAGGTAGTTCTTATGGTTATTATAATGTTCCAAACCAAGGCAGTAATCCAAATGATGATAATTCAGGTATTACTTATGATAATTATGAGATGGCTCATTTTAGAATGGTAGCAGATGTTAATTATCTTCCTTACGGTAGATCATATATTGAACCAGCTAGAAAATTGTATAAACAATATTCATTAATGGAAGATGCAATGTTAATTCATAGAATTGCTCGTGCACCAGAAAAAAGAATATTTTATGTAAATGTTGGAGCAATTCCACCAAAT